CTTATTTGAATTTTTCTTTATAACTTTGCCATTCTAGTCTTTTATTGTGATATTTTTCAATGTTATCACTATCTAGACTTCCCAGCTCTAATCGTTTGTATTTTTCTATATTTCTGTTTATATAATTAAGTTTTTGTTCCTTTTTGTATCTTATTGTTTTTTCTTTTATTTGTTCTTGTGTAGGTGGCTCAACCTTTGAATTTATTTCTGGGAAATATGTAACTATTGTATCTTTGCAATTAGGATGAAATAATCTTTCCTTAACTGCCTCACTTAACAATGGATATCCCATGGAATTACTTTCCTCAGCACTACCACTTGACCATACATCATCAATAAATACTTTCCCTTGAAATTTAATACAATACGGACAACCTCCTCCACGATTGGGAACCAATACTGTATGAACTCCCCAAGCATCTCTTTTTTCTCCCTCGCCTTGCATGTGTGCTCTTGAACTTGCCGTTCTTATTGCCATTTCAACATAAGATTTTATATTTACTCTAGCACCATTTGCATATTCAATGTTATTTATTCCACTTTGCAAAAAATCATGTGTTGCCATATCTATCGCTTGTTGTGGTGTTCCGCTTCCAGTATTAGCATAAACTTGAGCATCAAATATTATACTTCTATATTTATCACTGGCATATCTCAATATTGATGTTTCAGCCTTTTTCAAATTCTGAATAGTTTCATCTATTAAAGCATTTAATTTCTTCTCATCAACCTTAAAAAATGTTGACTCTGAATGATTTACAATATCATAAATTCTACTTATTTGTTTTTTCTTAATTCTTTGATTTTTACTTTTTTTATATATGTGCCATAATTTATTTATCTTTTTATCGTTAGATTGGAAATTGCCATTATCAATAGCCTCTAGTATTAGTTTTTCTTGTTTTAATTTTCCATTATCTCGACTTTCTCTTAATAGATCCTTTATATCTGTATTTATATTGAAAAAAGTTTTGTTTAACCTCTTTTTGTTTCTTATTTTATATACTTCTAATGATTTTAATTGTTCTGCTTGCCAAGCACTCCAATTTATTCCCTCTTTTGCCTCTTCTCGAAGATGTCTACCTAAATTGCTTGACATTGATTTTATTAAGGTTTCTTCAATTCTTTGAAATGCTTGTGAAATATCATACTCATTATTCATTTAATCCTTTCTCCTGTTTGTCTATTTCTTTATTTTCAACATTTTCATTATTAGAATTATCTGGAGTATCTTCTATATCTACCTCATTTATATCTAGCTCTCCATTTAATGCTGGGATTTCTTCTTCAACAATACCTTGCTCTGCTTTTAATCTTTGAATTTCCCCTTGTTTCCATTCTTCTGTTTTAGAATCGCCATATAATTCCTCTACACTTGCCTCAATTGACATTATTCCTCCAGTTTTACCTTTACTGATTGTTTCTATTTGTGCCTCAAAAGATGGATTTGCATATTCTCCAAACTTTACGGAAACATCTTTATCCTCTGGAAGTATGCTATCATTCTGCATTTGAGCATTAGCTTTTAATACTGTATTTATTACTGCTGGAATAAACTCTGATAAAGTTTCAATTATAATTCCACGAGTATAAAGAGTCGTTTTTTCTTTTTCCCTTTGTGCTTCAGCATTATCTAATTTCTTATTGTCAATTCCAAGTGTTGATGGGCTTATAATACCTTGCAAGCATAAATCTAAAAATGTTATGTAAGATTGTAAGTATTGGTCAGTTGGTATTTCTGGTTGTTCAACATCAATCTTATTTTGAGTATTTTCATTCATGCTTGTTTGAGTTTTTATAAATTTATTATCAAATGGATTTGGCATTAAAACTTCTCCAGTTTCAGCATCTTTTGGTAGTAAATCTTCTGGAATATATTTAACTGCCCTACCATTTCTAACTGCCTCTAGCCATTGTGAAGTAATTTCATCTATACTATCAAAAGAGTCATATTTTCCATCAAAAATTGATTCTCCTCTTCCAGCAAATTTTGAGCTTTCATTAAACATTATTGGAACAGCCCATATTGTTTCTTTATCAAATTCAATATCTTTAAGGTCCTTTAATTCTTCAACTGTATTTAGCTTAACTTCTTTGTCATTGTCATATAACTTATATGTTATATATCCATATCCATAATCTTCTTCCAACAAATATACTTTATTATTTTGCTCATGGTATGATTTGAATATAATATCTGTTAGTCTGCCTCTTTTATATTTAAAATCAACTTTTGAACCATCAACCCATTCTAAAATTGCAATATTAGAAATACTAGGGTCATAATTTATCTTTATTGCTCCATCTCCAAAAACAAGAGTATCAATAACTATCTTTTTTAACATTTTAGTGTCAAACTTGTTTTCTCTTTTTACTTCTTCCCAATAATCATCTGAGGCATCATCTCCAGAATAATCTGTTACAACTGTGTTAACCAAAGTTTTAATTATTAGTTTTGGAAGTCCAGTATGAGATTTTTTTATTCTTATATCTGCAGTTTGAGCAGCACCCCAAAATGTATCTGCTGCATAAGGTAATTGACCATAAAATTCAGATAATTCATGACTATCTCCTCTGTACCATATTTGATTTCTAATACAATTTGCTTGATGATCCATATCCTCATTAATTACAAATGCTTGACCTTGTGCTGGTCTAATATTTAACCATGATTTAACCATTTCTCTCAACTTATCTCCTAACCACATTATTTATTTTCTCCTATTCCGATTATTTTTACATAAGGTATAAATGAATATTGAACAGAGTTTACCATGTGGTCGTTGCCATCTTCTGGAACACTGTCCTTATCTTCTAACCATGAATAAACTTCTAATTCGTTTATATAATTTATACATGTATCGACAACATAGAAATTTCCTGTTGCAAACCAACCTAATTGGGTATTTATTCTATCTATTATCTGCATTTTTGCTTTCCATGCACTATTAAATACATAAATACTTCCAAACTGCCTTTTATATTTTTCAAATTCTTTAATTGTTGCTTGGTCTGCATTATCTATGAATACATCTTTTGCAAATCCCCACTCTTTACGATTTCTTTCTAGGAAATCAATAAAGTTTCTAACTGTATCACTTGGTGCTAATGGTGTTTGCAATTCAGCATTGTTATAGACTTTTTCATCTAATAGAATAAACTTTCCTTTATTGGTTATGCCTGCAAATGACATTGCTATTGTGTCTGGGCTCAAACTTGAATATGCTGTATCTAATCCAGCAGTAAATTTTATAAAATATTCTGACTCATCTGTTTTTACCCTCATTTTAGGTAACAATTGAATTGTTTCCTCTTTTTCATTAGTTCGTATGAATTGTTTTGCCTTTTCTTTTGTTATACAATGTTTTGTTCTATCAAAATTAACAAAAACAAGACCTGTGGTCTTGCCGCGTAATCCTAATATTTTATTTTTATATAGTTTAGTTCCTACTGGAACTGACTCTATAATCTTTTTTAATTTTTCCTCTGATAGACTGGCATTATCTTTAAATGTAAAATACCACCATGTCCAATCTTCTTTATGAGGTTGATTTAATAAATCTAGCAATTGCTTTGGTGCACTATCTTTGTATTTTTCAATAGGTCTACTTTTATTTACATATTGAGAAAAACATTCTTTGTTTGGATCATCTGGATTTAATGTGCATAATCTGTAATCCGCTCTCATGAATGCCTCACGAACGAAATCCATATCAGCAATATTAAACTCATCTATGAATAATCCAAAATATTGACCTCCTAGAGCTTTTTTCCATCTTTTCTTGTTATCATAACCTAAAACATATATTATCTTTACTCCATTAGGTGTATGAAATAATATATGTGGAAGTCTTATTTTACCTTTTCCAGTAGGATTATATTCTATTTTGCCACCATCTTCATAATCTCCAAAAACATCAATTAGTCCATGGTCTGCATTTATTATGTTCTTTTCAATAGTTCCTAAATCTAACCCAGAAATAATGCTTGGTTTTGTTCCCTTGTAATTAGATATTCTAAACATAAATTTAGGAACTGCCACAGTTGTTTTACCAGCTGATGTAGTTCCTTCCAAAAACTCTGCACTTGCAACATATCTTAAAAAGTCTAAATATTTCTGTGACAGTGGAAATGGTTTATTCTGTGTTTGTGTCATCATTACCACCCCACAATTGTCTATTTATACTTTCTAGAATATCTGTAGATTTATTATTATCACTATTTATATTGATATTTATGTTATTTTCATTGTTGCTTTCTTTATTTCCTTGTCTTATTTTGAATTTTAAGTCAATTGCCTTTCTTCTTTCATTTTGTACCATTATAAGAGATTTATTGAATTTATCTATCAATTCATCTGTTCTTTTTGCCTCTGTTGAAACCTGTGTTCCATATTTATTCATTGATACAATTGTTAAATCCTTTTGTTTTTCTTTTAGCTCGTTTATTTTCTTTAAATATCTATATTCAAGCATATCACATGTATCTATTTCATGTTGAATTTGCTCTAGCTCTGTTGGAACATTATCCGAATTTAAAATTGATTGTTCCTCTTCGGAAAATAAATTTCTAAATTTTGAATAATATCCAGTTACTACTGCATTTTGATTGTCTTTAGGTGGATGAGCTTCTTTATTGCCTTTATTTCCCTTGACACCTCGACCGCCTTTATTTCCTTTTGTTCCACCTCTCCTTTTTCTGTGCCAATCTTGAGTTTTTATAATAGAATTTAATTTATTCAAAGTAATATGGTGTTTCTTGGCAATCTCTTTTAATGGAACATTATTATCATATTTTTCTTTAATCGCTTTAATATCCACATTACCTTATCATCCTTTCTATCAAGATTTACCAAAT